TGCCGTTGACGCTCGGCACGATGACATCGAGGTCGGACTCGTTGCGGCCCTTGTGGACGAGGATTTCGACCTCCTCATTCATGAAGGCATCGAACTCCACCGGGTCTTTCAATCCGGCATTGGTCACGACTTCGACGTCGGTGTCGGACTGGCCCATTTCGGCCAGGGTCTTGGGCGTTGGTTGGCGCAGTTCGCGCGCCTCGGTTCCGTTTCGCATTCGCATGCTCCAAAAGAAAAAGGCCCCGGGTTAGGGGGCCTTTGGGTTGCCTGATCTCAACCGATCAGGAGGTCAGCGGAGCCGTTGGCACGCTGTACAGGTCGTAATACGTCGCAGTGACGTTGGTAGCGTCCAGAGCGGTGGTGCCGGCCGTGAAGGTCGCAGTGCTTGCCAGCGTGATCTTCACAGCGCCGATGGGCGCCTTGCTCGCCGGGCAGGCGGGCCACTTGAGCACCTTGGTGCCGGCGGTCAAGTCGGCCGTCAGTACGGCATCGCCCTTGACGCTGGAGATGGTGCCGCCGCTGTCGATGACGATCAGGTACAGGCACTTGGTGAGCACCGGCTGCACAGCGGCAGCGGTCAGCGGCACGTTGGTCGCCGAGTCCGCCTTGTTGTACAAGATGCCGTCAACGCAAAAGTCCGTGCCAGTGCCGACCGTGGAGGCCAGTGCAATGCCGGTTTTCGCGCCGTCGCCGATGGCGAGGCCAGCCTTGGAGAAGCAGAAATTGCCGCCCCGGCCTTCGTTGTTGAAGTTGTCCATTTCAGTGTCCTTTCAGTTCAGGCTCAGGCCAGGTCGGTCACGCCGCACTCGATGCGGGTCATGAAGTTTTCGTTCAGGCGCACGCACGAGTACCAGAAGTCCGCACCGACGTAGCCGAACATGCCGGACGGGTTGGCGTGGTTCTTGGTCTTCGAGCTGATGACGGTCGGCGAGATGCCGGTGTAGCCATTGCCCTTCAGGCTGATGTGGCCCCATGCCTCTTCCGCCATCACGACGAACGGGTACACGTCCACCGATCCGGAGGTCGCAACCATGCCGTTGGTGGTCGCCGAGCCAGCCGTCAGGTACGGCGCGAACAGCGGCGAGCTGATGAAGCGGAAGTCTTCGCAGGCGCCATATTCGCGGGGGTGAACCGGCTTGATGGCCGAGCCGTATTCCACGCGCTTGGTGAAGCCAGGAAGGGCGCGCACGTCGGAGGTGCCGTCGGTGCTGTGGAACACCAGATAAGCCGGCTCCACACCCGTGGTGTTGAACTTCTCGCCCGGGGCGATCATCTCCGTCACCTTGGTGGCGCGGTTGCTTTCCATGGTGCGGGCAGCGGCCTGCAGCTTGCGCAGGCTGATGGCGGTGTTCACCGAGGTACGGGCAACACCGTTGGCGTACAGCACTGAGGTGCCGGACTTGACCTGGCCATAGGCAACCAGCTCGGCCACTTCAACCAGCGTCTTGGCCGTCAGCGTCTTCATGTCGCCGGGGATGTCGTCCTCGTACATCAGTTCGGCCTTGGAGCTGAACTTGAACAGCACGGAGAACTGCTCCACGGTCGAGGTAACGTCCGTGTAGCTGATGGTGTTGGCGGTCGGCGTGGTGCCTTCCGACGTGATGAAGTTTGCCGCGGTGATGTTCGGCACTTCGGCCGCGGTGGAGTTGAACGGCTTGAGGCGGCGGAAAACCACCGTGTCCGTCTTGCGCAGCGGCTGCTCTTTCTGGGCGCCGAACTTGCCAAGCACTTGGATGGTGTCAACCATCTTGAGCATTTCCATCTCGGCGCGGATCAGGTTGCGCGAGGCAACGGTTCCGTAAAGCTGGGTCATGATTTCTTTCCTTCAGGGCGTTTCGCCCATGAAAAAAGCCCCTCGCGGGGCCTTGTCGTTGTATGCGCTTGCGGTCTACGGTTTGGCGAAGACCTGGGCGGCGATGTGTGCTCGCAGTTCGGCGGGTGTCATGTCGCTCTCAGCTTTCGGCTGCTGCAACTTGCGCCCTTCCGGTGACTGCGCCTGCTCCAGACGCTTGAGGCGGTCTGCCTCGATCTGGGCGGGGGATTTCTGCCCCTTCTTGAAGTCCACAAAGGCGTCAAACATCCTGATGGCGTCTACTGCGCGAGCGCTCATGGCGAGCTTTTGCACATCGGCCGATGCTGTCTTCTGCCAGGCTCGGAACTCCGGGGTTTCCTTCGTTTGCTGCCAGCCGGGGTGAGCTTCCTCCACCCGCTCGACTGCCAGTTCGAAGGCGATTTCATCTTTGAGCGTCTTCTTGATCGTTTCGGCCAGGCTCTTCTCGTCAATCGCAGGCACCTTCGACAAGATATCGGTGCGAATGGCAGCGATACGCTCTTCGATGGGCTCGTTGATCTCGGGATAGTCCTCGCGGAACTTCTTGACGCGCTCCGATTCGACTGGCTCCTCTTTGACCGGCTCGGGTTTTTTCTTCGCCTCGTGCAGCTCGTTGGTGAGTGCTCCGACGCGGCGCTCTGCTTGCTGCAGGCGTTCCTTTACCGTGCCAAATTCGCCAAGCGAAGCCTCCATCTGCTCCATGCGGGCGCGCAGGGCGGGGGAAACCCCGGCCCACTCGTCCACCACGGGCGCTGTCGGCTCAACTACAGGCTCCGCTTGCGGCTCAGACTTCAACTCAGGCTTGGCTTCGTCCGGCGGCGTACCGGCGGACTCACCAAACACCTCAGCGGAAATCTGAGCACGCTGCTTTTCGTCGTCAGTCATCTAACTTCACTCCAGGGGTTGCCCTTGCGGGCGAGATGCGGCTGTCAGTCTTCGTCCTCGACCGAGAGTCGCCTTCTGTCAGCCTTGGGCGTGCCAAGGGTGAGCAATTTCTTCAGGGCCTTGATTTGCCCGCGCATTTCCGCAGTGGCAATCGCGTCCCATTTGTTGGAGTCGTTGCGCTCGCGCAGCGCCTGAATTTGCTGCTGCGCGTGGTTGGTCACATAGGCCCAGGTATCGGACCGGACATCGAGGCGGCCTTCGCGCTCTGGGATGACTGGCGCGGGCGTGCTGTTGTCTTCCGGGATGGCATGCGCCGGGAAAATGCTGTTGAGCCACATCATTGCTGAAAGCTCTTTCCAGGCTGCGCACGGCCTTTAGGCTCAATCGGCGGCTTGGGCATGGCTGCCGCAGGCGCACCATGCGCGGCTAGCTTCTCAACCGAGCGAATCTTCATGGTCTCTTTGGCAAGATCGACCTTGGCGTCCTGCAGGCTGATGTCGCGCTTGTTGGCGTAGTCCAGCATGGCGAGGTCGCGCTTGAGGCGCAATTCCTCCATGCGTGCCTCATGCTCGGACGCTGTGCGTTCCGTCTCGGCCTGCACATAGACCAGATCGCGGTCGGTATCGGACTTGTCTTTCTGGAGGTCTGTCTCGCTCTTGAGCTTTGCGACTTCGGCGGCCGACTGCGCACGAATTTTGGCGACTTCAATCTGCGGCGGCGCGGGCGGCGGATTCTCGGCCCGGCGTTTCTTTTCTTCCTCGATGGCTTCCGGCGTCTTCATCGCGTTGATGCGGTACGCCCGGAAAAGCTGCGTGACGACCTTCTCCCAGTCCGTGTACAGGTCAACGTCTGGGTGCTCCTTCATCGCCAGCAGCTGTTGAAGGATGGGCGCCTGCTGGTCCTGCATGAACAGCTCAGAGGCGCCGCGTGCGTCCACGTCGAAATCCCCCTTGATGCCGGGCTTGCGGCTGTACTGCATGTTCCAGTCGTAATAGCGCTTCAGATGCGGCCGGGTGATCTGGTCGTCCCATCGCTTGACCCGAATCTGAAACGCCACGTTGGACGAGTCCACCATGATCTTGGTAGCGCCAAGCGTATCGGGCACATCCTCTTTTTCGCCTTGGAACAGGCTGGGGACGCTGGATTCGAGGTCGGCGAAGCGCAGCGCCATCTCGATCACCGCCTGATAGTCCTTTTGGTTGTTGGCGATCTGGAACTGATAAATCTGCTTCGGGATATCCACGTCGTCAGCGGCGCGCCATAGCTTCTTGCCGGTGATCTCGGGATTGCCGTCGTCCGGCTCGATGCCGTCGCCCAGCACCAGATTGGCGCCGGCAGAGTCGCCGCCGTTGTCCATCATCTGGCGCCAGGCAGCATTCATCACGCGGCTAGGCCACATCTCCATGCGCGGGATGCCAATGCCCCAGGGACTGCCAGACACCGTCGTCCACTGGAAGAAGTCGTAAGGCAAGCCGCCCGTATCCAGCGTGTTGAGCATCACCTTGACTGGGCGGTCGTTGATGAACACCACGCAGGCAGATAGCGTCTTGGCCTTCGTGGCGGAGCAGTCGCAGCCCATGATTTCCAACTGCTCGCGGTCAATTTCGCCGTAATACTCCCAGCGTTCGTAAGCCGAACCCTTGCTCACCGTGGAGCTTTGGGCCTGCTGCTGGTTGGACTTGTTCAGGACGACAGAGGTGCGAATCGGCTCTTCGTCCAGCACCTTGTACAGCTCGTCCTCGAAGTAACCGGGAACACCGACCAGCATCCGCACATCGCGCGGCAACACCGAATCGCGCTCCCAGATGTAGGCGCCACGCTGCGGATCGTCGCCGCAGTTCGCGTCGGGGTAGACGTTCCAGTAGTCCACTCGCTTGGATGAAGGGCGGAATTCCTCGACTACCTCCATCACATAGGTCTGCGTGCCGGGTATCGCGCGCCAGGCCTTCTTGACCCGTTTGATGACGTTCGGACCCTTGAGCACGCCGGTTCCCGCCTTGACCGAATCGGCCGATACCTTTCTGCACTCCCCGTTGAAGCTGCACTCGTTGAGCTGGTCGTCAATCTCCGACTCCATGCCCTTCATGGCCTCTTCGGCCAGCGCCATCTCGTTCTTGGCGAGGTCGGACACCGTGAGTTGCCCGCCTTCCCGGTTCTGGACCGGCTGGCCGCCCATCGTGATCGGCTCGTGGTCCTTCAGTGCGCTGACGATATCGGGGACCGGCGTGAGCTTCAGCCCCCAGTTCCGGCCGTCCACCGGCAGCAGTTTGTCGGCAAACCGCCCGTGCGTGGTCTCGCACTTGCCGCGGATGATGTTGATGGCGACTTTGGAGCGACGTGGCTCCTGGTGCTGTTGGCGAAACTGCTCGCCCGTCGCGTAGTCGATCATCGACTGCTTCTGATCCATCTCCAAGCCGTCGAACAGCTTTTCATCCTCAGCCCAGCGGCGCTCTACCCCGGACGCAGCTCGGGCTTCAACGGCTTCCTTGCGCTTGGCCAGCAATGACACGGCCAGCGCCTGGAGCATCGAGGCTTTCAGGTCGTCTTGGGGTTTTTGATCCATGTGGTTCCTAGTAGCCGCGTCAATAGCCCACGGCAGAATCAACAGCGCTGTAGCTCAAGCCGCTGCGTCTGCGTTGTGGCTTCTTGCGCGGCGCCACGGCATAGGTCATCGCCAGCGCATCAGCGCTATCCGGTGATGCCAACCCGCGCTTTTTCATGTCTTCCTTCTTCTCAAGCTGGATTTGCTGCTTGCTAGTGAAGAAGTACTCGGGGCCAATCAGGTCGTCCCGCAATTCCCGGTCATCCGGGATGTCTAAGCCGGCCTTGAGCGCATCGCGCATCAGGCCCCACGACTCGGCGCGCTTGTTGAAGTACACAACCGGATCGTCTGGTGTGCTCCCGCCGTTCATCTCCGTGACGAGATCGCCATAGCCCAAGTTGGTCAGGCGGTCCACCACTCCGGCGCCTACGCCTACGCCGTCAACGACAACACTGTCCGGCTCCCACTGGTTGATCTGCTCGACCACCTTGGCAGCCAGCTGCATGGTGTCCAGCCCTTTGAACTTCAGGAGCGGCCAAACCTTGCGGCCCTGCCGCCTGCACAAGACGCTCGTGTCGTCACCAAAGCGCGCCACGTCAACGCCTAGCACCTTGGGCAGCGATTCGTAGCCCTGCGCCTGGTATTCCACGCTGGCATCTACGTACTCGCCGCTAATGAACTGGTTAGAACCAGCGCGGGGGAACTCGCCGCGGACACGAACACGGACAAAGTCCGAGTCTTCGCCGTAATCGGCAACCCATGCCTCTACCTGCTTGCGGTCCACCATCTTGGCGGTGCGGCTGTCGATTTGCCGTGTCACCCACCGGTGGCGGAACTTGCCGAAACACTCTTTGAAGCTGCCGGTGTTGCGCGTCGGGTTGCCAAATGCGACCCACTTGGCGCCCGGCGTGGTCATCACACCCTCGACCACATCCCAGATTGCTGTCGGTATGTTGCTGGCTTCATCGAACAGCACCAAAACGTGCGCCTCGTGCGTGCCGGCGAAAGCTTCCGAGTTGTGCTCAGTCCAAGGGATAGCGCTGGCAAACCATGTGTCAGGGCTATCCTTTAGGCTGAACTTCGTCGCCGAGTGGTCGAACCACTGACCGTTCAGGGCCTGTTTGTTCCACTTCGCCAGCTCGCGCCAAGTTTTCGAGTCAAGCTGGTTCTTGGTATTGGCCGTCACCACAATCTGCGGGTCTGGCCTGGTGCTGATGAACCAATGAATGATCCAGGCTATCTCGGTCGTCTTGCCGATACCGTGCCCAGATGCGACCGCCACCCGCTGGTTGCCAGCGATCTCGTTCAGGACGTCAATCTGCCACTCGTCAGGCTCGGCGCGGATCACCTCGCGGACGTATCCAACCGGGTCGCTGAAGTACGTCTCGGCAATGAATGCCGCATCTTCCGCCGCGGTGCTCATGCCCTACTCTTGGGCCGCTCGGGCCTGCCGGATGGCATCCGAAATGCCGATGGCGCCGGAGTGCTCCACCTTCTCGACGTAGAAGCCGCTGACCTTGCCACGGGCCACCTCCGCCGCTACAGCCGCCGAATACTTGCCCTCCTTCTCGGCAGCCTCGCTCAGCCTCTCCAGCCGTTCCAAATGCCCCTGCAAAGTCAGTTGCGCAGCATCTGCGGCCGGCTTCCTGAGCTCATCGAGCCTTGCTACGATCTTGCCGTTTTTTAGCAAGCGGCTTGCTGCCTCCATCGCAGTCTTCTGGGCCATGCCCGGCGAATAACCAGCCTTGCGATAAGCATCGGTTGCGTTACCGCTTTCGATGTACGCTAAGCAAAACGCCTCTTGCTTTGTCGTCAACATACGGAGATGGGCTACCACCCACTCGGCGCTACGGCCAGTTCGACACTCTCACCAAGATCAGGGTACGAAGTCAGCGGAAAGCGGAAGCGCCCCTCTTCGAATTCGGGGTCTTCCATCAGGAAGATGCGGACACGCCCCAGACGGCCAATCTCGCCCACTTCGGCAGGGCGCGCTCCTGGCAGCGTTGAGCAAACAAACCCCGGCAGTGCGCGCGCATCCCATTCCAGGGACTTCGGCAGGGACAAAGCAAGCTCACCAGGGCTATTGATTCCGTCCATTGCCCTGCGGATTGCTGACAGCGTGAGGTGTTCCACCACTCAAGTCACTGCAGCACGTTGGACGGCTGACTCACCGTATTGCCGTTGAGTACGGCGTCGTAAGCTTGTTCGTGCGTCACAGCGCCCGACACCAAGTCAGCCGCCTCGACATACACGCCGACCTTCCCCGGCGCCGAGAACAGCACCACGGGAACGCCGTTGTGCATGGCGG